CAACAGCAACGGTTCACGCATCACTGCACTAGAAACAAGTGTTGGTACAATCGAAGGTTGGACAACTGATAATGTATCAGAAGGATCAATCAACAAGTACTGGACAGAACAGCGTACTAAGGATTGTCTATCGGGCGGTCTATGCATCGATTACAACTCAACAACTGGTGAGATTTCGATTGATGAGGCAGAAGCTGCAACGTCTCTAACAGTTGCGGAAGCGCATGACGCGAACGCACTGGACGGACAGGCACCTTCATACTACCGTATCAACGTCTATGACGCTGCCGGTAACCTAGTCAACTAATCACACTTTAGTGTTTAACAAGGGAGTCTTCGGACTCCCTTTTTTTTGTTTTAAAAAATGTATAAATAGAAGGGTATAACAATTTCGGAAGCTGACATGTATTCTACAACCAGAGAAGATCTAATCGACTATTGTCTACGAGCACTGGGACACCCAGTAGTGGAAGTAAACATTGACGAAGAACAGTTAGATGATCGTATCGATGAGGCCCTACAGTGGTTTCGTGAAAACCACCCCGATGGTTCTAAGAGATATTATCTAAAACATCAACTAACGCAACAGGACATCGACACACAGACCGTAGATTTACCGGATGACCTAGATCTATCTGCAGTCGTTCGTATGGTGCCAGTGTCTTTTAGTTCTGCGCACTCAGGTTGGTTCAGTGACGCATGGCAAGTTATGGCCTACACCATTTCCGACTTTACTCGTAATGGCGGAATCTTGGGCGACCTTGCACACTATGAACAGATGCAACAACAGTTGTCCCTGCTAGATATGAAACTTGGTGGTGTACCACAGATCACATTTGATCGTCAATACAATCGCGTTAATCTACATGTTTCTAAAACGAAACTAGAACTTAACGATTACATTATATTTGAGGTCTATACTATTCGCGATCCGGACAACTCTGTTTCGGAATATAACTCTCTGTGGAATCATCGTTTTCTAAAAGAATATGCGACTGCATTGATCAAGCGTCAGTGGGGTCTCAACCTAATTAAATTCGACGGCATGGCACTGCCTGGCGGCGTTACTGTCAACGCACGTCTTATCTACGAAGACGCACTTGCAGACATTGAGAGAATTATCGAGCGTTTTCGTACGGACGAAGACGAAGGTCCAATGTTCTTCATGGGGTAAGATATGGCCACTAATCCATATATCAGTTTAAAAAACAGACAAGAACAGAGTCTTTATGAGGACATTCTCATTGAGGCCATTCAGTTCTACGGTCAGGATGTCTACTATCTCCCGCGTGAAGTGGTTGAGAGAGAAGACATCTTTTTGGACAGCATTCAGTCTCAGTTCTCTGACGCATATAAGGTGGAAGTTTATATTGAGAATACAGAGGGGTTTGAGGGAGAAGGTGACCTATTTACCAAGTTTGGTATTGAGTTGCGTGACCAAGCCACTTTTGTCATTGCCCGTCGCCGATGGAGACAATTGATTGGTGATCGCCTTTCTGAAGCACAGTTCCGCCCACGCGAGGGCGATGTAATCTATCTTCCTTTATCAGAGTCACTGTTTGAGGTGAAGAGAGTCTACACAGAGTCTCCGTTCTATCAACTGTCACAACTACCTCTTTTCCGTATGCAGTGTGAGTTGTTCGAGTTCTCTGACGAAGACTTTGATACAGGCATTCCTAGTATTGACAACATTGAGGCTGAAGGCGCGTTCCAATACGAACTTCAGATGCCAGGCAAAGTTGAAGGAGATGAATCCTATTACTTGGCAGGAGAAAATGTTTATCAAGAGTTTGATGACTTCCGTCTTGAGGGTGAAGTCACCACATGGAATAGTGATACGCGTATGTTAAAGATTGCGCACACAGGTGCAACTGACGGCAAGTATCACGAGTGGGCAACAGACAGACCCGTCATTGGTGAGAATGCATCTATGACACCAGTGTCAGAAGAAGAAGGAATCAACGAGATTGACCGACTAGGACAGAAAGAAGTGTTTGATGATTGGGCGAACGACTTTGTAGATTTCAGTGAATCCAATCCGTTTGGAGATCTATTCTAATGATGGGCGGACACTTTTACCATAAACGAGTAAGGTCTTGCGTGGCCTTGTTCGGGTCTATGTTTGACGACATACATATTTTAAGAACAAACTCTGCGGGCAAAGTATTATCGCAGGTAAAAGTTCCTCTATCGTATGCTCCAGCAAGATCGTTTATTGAGCGACTAGAAGAGATGTCGCAGGGCGAGAGTGCGGAGCGTAGGGTTGCGTTAAAGCTCCCACGGATGTCGTTTGAGATTGTGTCTATTGCATATGACGCACAGAGACAGTTGCCTAAACTCAATTATTTTACCGTTGCGGATGATAATTACCGAGCAGACAAGTATTACGTCGGAGTACCGTATACGTTGTCATTTCAGTTAAGCGTTTACGCACGATCTCAGGATGATGCACTTCAGGTGGTAGAACAAATCCTACCTTACTTTGCTCCACAGTATACATTATCAGTTAAACCTTTTTCTGATCAGCCGGACATCAAAGAAGATATTCCTATTTCACTAACAAGTATTGACTTCCAAGATGACTTTGAGGGTCCAGTAGAGCAACGTCGTACTATTATATACAATATGACATTTGATATGCGTGTGAACTTCTACGGACCAGAGAATGATGCTCCGATTGTTCGTGAAGTAAACACCAATCTAAATCTTATAGATAATGATGATAGAACAAGTTTTGTTGAAAATGTTCAGGTGACTCCAAGCCCAATTGATGTGAGTCCGGACAGTGATTATGGATTCTCAGTTTTGATAAATGATAATGATTTCACGAGTGAGACATGATGCCAGATCGTCGCAAACCACCAGCAGTGTTTAACGAAGACCAGAAAAAGAACTTCGTACACGAGCAAGACTATGAGTACTCTCGTGACACCTATTACGATCTAATTGAGAAGGGTCGTGAGTCACTGGATCTTATGATTGAGGTGGCGCGTGAGTCAGAGCATCCACGTGCGTTTGAAGTTTTATCCAACATGATCAAAGGGATCGCAGATGTCAACGACAAGTTGATGGATCTCAACAAGAAACAGAAAGAACTTCAAAAAGAAGACAAACCTGCCGAAACAACTACTAATAATAATCTATTTGTCGGGTCTACTACAGAATTGCAGCGTATGCTGATGGGTGATGAGAAAGTCATAGACCAAGACGAAGATGAGTAGTTATACAAAGAATTCATATCTAGGTAATCCGTTAGTTAAGAAAGATGGTGTCGCAGAAGAGTGGGACGCCAAGAAACTGCGCGAGTATAAAAAATGCATGAAAGACCCCGCATACTTCTGTCGCAAGTATGTGAAAGTCGTACATCTTGATAAAGGTCTGGTGCCGTTCAAACTCTATCCGTATCAGGAGGAGATGTTTAAACACTTTAACGACCACCGATTTAACATCGTATTGGCATGTCGTCAGTCCGGTAAGTCGATTAGTTCGGTCGGGTATCTTCTGTGGTACGCACTCTTTCACCCAGAGAAGACTATTGCAATCCTTGCGAACAAAGGTATGACTGCGCGTGAGATGTTGGCGCGGGTTACGCTCATGTTGGAGAATCTTCCATTCTTCCTACAGCCTGGATGTAAGGCGCTGAACAAAGGGTCACTAGAATTTTCTAACAACTCTCGCATCATCGCCGCGGCGACATCTGGTTCATCTATTCGTGGTATGTCGGTCAACTTACTGTTCCTAGATGAGTTTGCGTTCGTAGAAAACGCGGCAGAGTTCTACACCTCAACCTATCCGGTAATCTCTTCCGGTAAAGACACAAAAGTTATCATAACAAGCACTGCGAACGGTATCGGTAATACCTATCATAAGATATGGGAAGGTGCGGTACAGGGCGTGAACGAATACAAACCGTTCCGTGTAGACTGGTGGGATGTTCCTGGCCGAGATGAAAAGTGGAAAGAACAGACGATTGCAAACACTTCTAGTTTACAGTTTGATCAAGAGTTTGGCAACACTTTTTTTGGCACGGGTAATACGTTAATCGAAGGTCAGGTGCTTTTAGACCTACGAGCGCGTGAACCACTGCGAAGATTAGAAGGTGGAGATCTTTTAGTTTATGAAGAGACTAAAGAGAATCACCAATATATCATGACCGTCGATGTTTGTCAAGGGCGTGGCCAAGATTATTCCACATTTAATATCATTGATGTTACTCAACAACCGTTTAAACAGGTCTGTGTATATCGCAACAACAAAATATCCCCAATACTCTTCCCTAATATCATTTATAAGTATGCGACTCTGTATAACGAGGCATACACGGTCATCGAGAACAACGATCAGGGTATGGTCGTCTGTGTGGGACTGTATCAGGATCTAGAGTACGAGAACATTCACCTTGAGTCCGCGATTAAAGCCGATGCGATCGGTATTCGTATGGACCGCAAGGTGAAACGCATCGGGTGTTCTGCTATTAAAGACATTATCGAGAACCATAAACTGGAGATCGTCGATGAAAACACGATCATGGAGATATCTACGTTTGTGTCAAAAGGTCAGTCGTTCGAGGCCAGTGATGGTAATCACGATGACTTGATGATGAACTTAGTTATGTTCGGATACTTTGTGGGAACGCAGTCATTTGGTAATGTTGCAGATGTGAATATTAAACAAATGCTCTTTGATCAACGCATGAAAGAGATTGAGGACGATGTTCCTCCGTTTGGTATCATAGATGACGGAAATCATTATGTGCCGCCAGCAGAACCCTATGACCCATATAGTATGGGTTGGGCAAAATATGACCCCGAAGACTGGTAAAATTTGTGTTATTATAAATAGTTACATTGAAATAATTACTCCGTATTATGACAACTTATTATACCTTAACAAAAGGAAACTATTATGGCTCTTAAATATTCAGAGTCACCAGCAGTAACTGTTCGTGAGATTGACCTAACTGGAGTTGTTCCATCGGTCACATCTACTACGGGCGCTTTTGTCGGTGACTTCAACTGGGGCCCTGTAAACACGCCTGTTCTTGTCGGTACAGAATCAGAACTCGCGTCCACTTTCGGGACTCCTCTCGCGGGAGATGCATACGCGGGCGACTTTTTGTCTGTCGCGCATTTCCTAAAATATTCTTCAAGTGCATTCGTTGTACGCGCTGCTAAATCAGGTTCGGCATCTGCATCGGCGTCATCATTCACTGCAAAGTACCCAGGCGCACTGGGAAATACGATAACCGTCAAAGTCTGTGACGAAACCGTATGGGCAGCAGATCCAGAAAATCCAGTTTTGGACTCGGATGGAAGTCCAGTTTTTGATTCGGATGGGAACCCAGTTTTGAACCCTTGGGCTTATCAAAGTTCTTTCTCTTCTGCTCCAGTAGGCAACGAACTACACGTTGTGGTACTTGTAGATGGTGAAGTTGTTGATACCTTCGCGTATGTTTCAACAGATCCATCTGCGAAACTAGATAACGGTTCAACCAACTTCGTCACTGAAGTTGTCACTTCAGGTTCATCTTGGGTAGATTTGTCAGGTGTTCCAAGTGCTGCTACATACACCCTAACGGGCGGTTTGGACGGAACTACACCAAGTTATGTTGAGGCATACGGTGTATTCGGTGATAAGGACACTATCCAGATCGACTTCTTGGTTCCACCAGCAGGTGGTCAAGGTGATGCTGTCGCAATCCAACAAGAATTGGTCAGTATTGCAGAACAACGCAAAGACTGTATCGCAGTTGTTTCGCCATCATTTACTGGTACACTAACTGTAGACGCAATGTTGGCACACGTAGAATCTCTAAAGCAGAACTCATCATACCTAGTTGTCGATGGCAACTGGTTGAAGGTCTACGACAAGTACAACGATAAGTACGAGAACATTCCGGCGGCATCATCAACTGCAGGCATTATGGCTGCGGGTGACGTAACAGATGCACCTTGGTTCTCACCAGCAGGTTCACGTCGTGGTCAATACTTGGGTGTTACTGACATTCTAGTCAACCCATCTAAGACAGACCGTGATCGTCTATACAAAGCAGGCATTAACCCAATCGTCAGTTTCCCTGGCCAGGGCATCATGCTTTACGGTGACAAGACACACATGTCTCGCCCGTCTGCATTCGATCGCATCAACGTGCGTCGTCTGTTCCTAGTTCTAGAACGCGCAATCTCTGCAGCAGCTGAGAATGTAATGTTCGAACTAAACGATGAGTTCACTCGTGCAGAGTTCTCAAACATCGTAGAACCATTCCTACGTGAAGTTCAGGGTCGTCGTGGTATTACTGATTTCCGTCTTGTTTGTGATGAAACAAACAACACGCCGGAAGTTATTGACCGCAACGAATTCGTCGCATCTTGCTTTATCAAACCAGCACGTTCAATCAACTACGTAACTCTAAACTTCGTAGCAGTGAGAACTGGTGTTGAGTTTGAAGAAGTCGTCGGACAAGTATAAGGAGAATTATCATGTCACTAAGAGTAGACGATTTTAAAGCAAAACTAAAGGGTGGCGGTGCACGTCCCAATTTATTTCGTGTAACCCTAAACTTTCCAGCGTACGCCGGTGGTAACGCAGAACTAACTTCATTCATGTGCAAAGGCGCACAGTTGCCTGCATCAACAATCAACGCTGTAGAAGTACCATTCCGTGGTCGTCAGTTGAAGATTGCTGGTGATCGTACATTTGAGGATTGGTCAGTTACAGTAATCAACGACACAGGTTTCGAAGTTCGTAACGCAATGGAGCGTTGGATGAACGGAATGAATGGTCACACTGCAAACACAGGTTTCACAAACCCTGTACTATATCAAGCAGATCTAATCGTAGATCAACTAGATAAAGATGGTAGTGTACTGAAGAGTTATAATTTCCGTGGCGCATTCCCTAACAGCGTTGCCGCTATCGACCTATCATATGATACAGTTGATACAATTGAAGAGTTCGAAGTAGCTTTCTCAATTCAATACTGGGAGTCAAATACCACTAGTTAAAGGTATTATAAGTAACATTGAAGGGGGTGTTAACTCACCCCCAATTTATTATAAGAGGATTTTATGGCAGACGAACGAAATATTTTCCAAGCATTCGGTTTTGAACTAAAACGCGTTCAAAAGATGAAAGACGAAAATAATAAAACACCATCCATCGTACCGAAGGTTGATGAAGATGGTGCTGGGTATGTCACTGCATCCGGTTCTTACTTTGGTCAGTACATCGACATGGACGGTGGTGCGGCTAAAGATAATGCAGAACTAATCAAAAAATATCGGGCGACGGCAGAACACCCAGAGTGTGACGCTGCTATCGAAGATATTGTCAACGAAACAATCGTTTCGTCAGAACTGGAATCGGCCGTATCTATTAACCTAGACAAAGTCGAGGCTCCGGACAGAATCAAAAAAACCATCACCGAAGAGTTTGACGGAATCGTTGGTATGCTCAATTTTGAAGAGCATGGTCACGATATGTTCCGTTCGTGGTATGTTGATGGTCGTATGTACCACCACTTAGTTGTCAACGAATCTAACCTAAAGTCAGGTATTCAAGAGATTCGTCCTATCGATGCAACTAAGATTCGTAAAGTCAAAGAGATAAAGCACAAAAAAGATCCGAAGACTGGTGCTAAGTTAGTCGATAAAGTTAATGAGTTCTATATCTACCAAGATAAAGGTGGCGCATCTACTGGCATCAAGTTAACACCGGATTCTATTTCGTATGTCACTTCAGGTCTACTAGACACTTCAAAGAAACGTGTACTATCTTATCTCCAGAAAGCAATTAAACCAGTAAACCAACTGCGCATGATGGAAGACTCTTTGGTCATCTATCGTTTGTCTCGTGCGCCGGAACGTCGTATTTTCTATATTGATGTGGGTAACCTACCAAAGGGTAAGGCAGAACAACACATCAAAGACATCATGTCTCGATATCGTAACAAGATTGTTTATGATGCGAACTCTGGTGAAATCAAAGACGACCGTAAGCACATGTCAATGCTAGAAGACTTCTGGTTACCACGTCGCGAAGGTGGCCGTGGTACAGAGATAAGTACTTTGCCTGGCGGAGAAAACTTAGGACAGATCGACGACATCATTTATTTCCAAAAGAAGTTGTATCGTTCGTTGAATGTGCCACTGAATCGTTTGGAACAAGAGTCGCAGTTCTCGCTAGGACGCACAACAGAAATAGGTCGCGACGAAGTTAAGTTTCAGAAGTTTATTGACCGGCTGCGCAAAAAGTTTTCGCACCTATTCTTAGGTATCCTAAAGAAGCAGTTGATTCTAAAAGGTGTCTGTACCGAGCAGGACTGGGAGTCTTGGAAGACAGATATTCAGGTTGACTACACTAGAGACAACCACTTCGCAGAATTAAAAGATTCCGAACTGTTGCGAGAACGTCTCGCTACTATGGATCAAATCGCCAGTTATGTGGGAGAGTATTTCTCACGTGAATGGGTTATGAAAAATGTAATGATGTTTGATGATGACGACATCGAAGAGATGTCAAAACAAGTCGAAGCTGAGAATGAGAAAAGCGGAGACGTAGATGATATGGAGGTATAATTTATGAGTGATTTAGATACAGAATTGGATTTAGAACTAGAGACCGAAGAATCCGAGGCGGAGATTGATCCAACTCGAAGCTTCGTAGATGCTCTTCAAAGCGGGAACTTCACCGGAGCTGAAACTTTATTTAACGATATTTTGGGCGGCAAAGTGCAAGATGCGTTAGACGCAGAAAAGGTTGCAGTTGCAGATCAGATCTTTAATGGCGTTGAACCGGAAGAGATGGATCTGGATGACGAAGTAGAGGTTGACGACACTTTAGACGTTGAATACGGAGAAGAAGCAGAAGAATTTGGATCTGCAGATTCAGAGTTGGAAGAAACCGAAGAGTCGTGAACATAATTAACACCATGTGCCACATATGGATAGGGCATTTAAGTCCTCCATTACAGTGGATGAATACATGGAAAGAAAAACACCCCGACTGGAATTATTATATTTTTACAGATGAGATGTTACGTGGCAGACAATGGCACAATCAGCATCTAATCGCAAAGTATTATAATCAAGGGGCGTACGCAGGTGTTGCGGACTTGATCCGATACGAACTATTGTATGAGCAAGGTGGATTTTTACCGCCTGCTGATGCTGTGTGTTTGCGTAATACGGAAGAACTTTTCACTGCGCCTGCGGATCATGCGTACACTGTATTTGAGAGCGAGACTATTGTACCTAATTTTATCTCACCAATACAAGCATGTAATCCAGAAAATACATTTGTGCGAATGTTGATTGACGAACTGCACAAACTGAGGCCTGAAGACTTGGACCCTAAACCGTACAAGTCTACGGGTAATGAATGGTTATCGCAATTTGTACCAGATAAAGAGAAACACAAACTGGTAATATGGCCTTCCCACTACTTAATACCCAGACATTTTAAAAAGAAACATGTCTACTATGATGGTCCAGATCCGGTTTATGCCGATCAAATGTTCGGTAGTACGAAACATCTTTATCGTAAATAACAAAAAGTTCCATTTAAAAAACTTTTTTGTATAAATACTTTCTAAAGGAGACTTATTGTGAGAACTTTTAAAGAATTACGAGAGGCGAAAGATACGGTCGTTTTCAAAAAGAAAATGTCCGGTTATCCAGTCGTAATCAAGAAAACTGCGAAAGGTTTTCATCTATCAATTGATGGAGATTCGGTCGACACATTTAAGTCACAGAAAGAAGCGGAGACAACCGCGAAACAAGTCCTCAAGGACTTAGGAAAATAAAATGAAACTGATTAGCGAATACGTAGAAACTGACATCGAATGCATCGTTGAAGCCAAAGAGAATGGCGAGAAGAACTTTGTCATTGAAGGTGTGTTCGCTCAAGCAGACAAAAAGAATCGTAACGGACGTGTTTACCCAAAACAGATTATGGAATCTGCGGTAAACAAGTACGTTGAAACACAGGTTAGCAAGAAACGCGCTGTGGGTGAATTGAATCATCCAGAGGGCCCGACTGTTAACTTGGATAAAGTTTCTCACCTCATCACAGACCTTAAATTGGAAGGTACGGATGTGGTTGGAAAGGCACAAATTTTGAATACTCCAATGGGTCAGATTGTGAAAGGTCTCTTAGAGGGTGGTGTTCAATTAGGCGTGTCAACTCGTGGAATGGGAAGTCTTGAGAGTAGAAACGGCGTCATGTACGTCAAAGAAGACTTTATTCTTAATACGGTAGATATCGTACAAGATCCAAGTGCACCAGAAGCTTTCGTTAATGGGATTATGGAAGGTGTAGATTGGGTTTGGAATAATGGTATTCTGGAACCTCAAGTCATTGAAGATATAGAGACTGAAATTAAGCAAGCACCAATTGCACATCAACCTGAAGTGCAGATGCGTGAGTTCAAGAATTTCCTCTCGTTAATCAAATCTAAACTATAAGGAGTCACTATGACTGATTTAAATCAAGCAGTAGAAAGTGAAATCCGCGATCTAGATGTTGAAACAAACGAAGTCGTGGAGGAAACTCTCGAAGAAGCGAAAGCTCCTACTACTAAAGGCGATGCAAAGGTAAGTCAACCAGTTGATGAACCAGAGTCAATCTCTACTGTAGATAAGGCAGCTAAGAGCACTTCAAAGACTGCCCCACCTAAAACAAAGGCAGGCATGGTTAACGCTATGTACAAAGCTGCTTCTAAAATGAAGAAAGAAGAGTTAACTGCAGCGTATACCAAGATGTTCGAAGGGACTGATCTAGTTGATGAGCTTGAAGTATCTGACACAAACGCAGAATTAGCTGCAATTGTGGAAGGTGAAGCAACTCTATCAGAAGAGTTCAAGGAAAAGACATCTGTTATTTTCGAAGCTGCTGTTAAGTCAAAGCTTTCTGAAGAAGTAACTCGCCTAGAAGAGCAGTATGCTGAAGAGCTTGCTGAAGAAGTCGAAACAATCAAAACTGACCTAGTCGGTAAGGTTGATTCATACCTAAACTACGTGGTTGAATCTTGGATGGAAGAGAACAAGTTGGCAATTCAGAACGGTCTTCGTACTGAAATCGCTGAAGGGTTCATGAACGGAATGCGTGATCTATTCGTAGAATCTTACGTTGAAGTTCCAGAGTCTAAGGTAGACCTAGTTGATGAACTAGCAGAACAAGTATCTGAGTTGGAAGAGAAACTAAACTCAACTACTGGTGATGCAATCTCACTTGCTGAGGAACTAGAAACTTACAAGCGTAACACAATCATCGCTGAAGCTTCTCGTGACCTAGCAGACACTCAAGCTGAGAAGCTACGTGAACTTGTAGAGACTGTTGACTTTGAGAACGAAGAGTCGTTCACTAAGAAGATCAACACTGTCAAGGAATCATACTTCTCAAAAGAAATTCCAGAGCAAATTGAAGAGTCAGTTTCAGAAGACGCTGACGAAGAAGTAGAAGTATCATCTTCGATGAATCACTACTTAGATGCTTTGCGTAAAACCTCTAAGAAATAAGGAATCTAACAATGAACAATTCATTCGATCAATTGATTGAGAAGTGGGCACCAGTACTTAATGAAGAGTCTGCTGGTCAAATCACTGATCATCACCGTAAGGCAGTTACAGCTGCTATCCTAGAAAACCAAGAACGTGCACTATCAGAAGAGCGTGCTGCAATGGGTGGTTTTCTAACAGAAACTGGTCCAACTAACAGCGTTGCTGGTGGCCAGGTATCAAACTGGGATCCAATCCTAATCTCACTAGTACGTCGCGCAATGCCAAACCTAATGGCATATGACCTATGTGGTGTCCAGCCAATGTCTGGTCCAACTGGTCTAATCTTCGCGATGAAGTCAAACTACCAGCCAACTGGTACAGAGGCACTAGGTCTAGACGAAGCAGAAACTGCATTCTCTGGTGACGCTGGTACTCTAGGTCAGGACGTTGACGGTTCAGGTATGTCTGGATTCGATTCAGCTGGCGGTCGTGTTCTTGACGCAGTCGGTCGTCCAATGTCTACAGAAAAGGCAGAAGGTCTAGGTCGTGATACTGGTGATTTCCAAGAGATGGGATTCACAATCGAGAAGACAGCCGTTACTGCAAAGTCACGCGCACTAAAGGCTGAGTACTCACTAGAACTAGCACAAGACTTGAAGGCAATTCACGGTCTTGACGCTGAGACAGAACTAGCAAACATTCTGTCTACAGAAATTCTTGCTGAAATCAACCGCGAAATCGTTCGTTCAATCAACTTCCAAGCTAAGTTGGGTGTACAGACTTCTAACGTTGCTCTACCAGGCGTATTTGACCTATCAACAGATGCTGATGGTCGTTGGTCTGCAGAAAAGTTCAAGGGTCTTGCAATGCAGATCGAACGTGAAGCAAACGTAATCGCAAAAGAAACACGTCGTGGTAAGGGTAACATCATCGTTTGTTCTTCAGACGTTGCTACTGCACTTGCTGCTTCTGGTCAACTAGACTACACGCCAGGCGCTGGTCTATCAGTAGATGATACTGGTAACACATTCGCAGGTACTCTAAACGGTCGTCTACGTGTATTCATCGACCCATATGCAACTACCAACTACTGTACAGTAGGTTATAAGGGTACTAACCCATATGACGCAGGTATGTTCTACTGCCCATACGTACCACTACAGATGGTCAAGGCAGTTGGCGAGAATGACTTCCAGCCACGTATCGGGTTCAAGACTCGTTATGGCATGGCTGCGAATCCATTCGTAGGCGCTCTAGATGGTTCTTCACGCGATATCGATGCAACTAAGGGTACTAACCAGTACTACCGCATCTTCCGCGTAGACAACATCCTAGCATAATAAAAAGAACTAGTTCACTAGTCATTTTGGGGAGTCTTCGGACTCCCTTTTTTATGCGTATAAATAAAGTGATAAAGAGGACTTATTATGAGTTTAACCAACAACAAGAACTTTCTGCAACCTACAGGATTTCGTATTATAATCGAAAGGGATAGGTATGCAAACCTTGAGTTCTTTTCCCAATCGGTCACACACCCAGGCTCAACAGTTAACGCTGTAGAGTTGGGTATTCCTAGAATTCAGGGAATGCCTATGGCGGGTGATACTATCAACTATGGTGATCTAACGCTTAATCTGATACTTGACGAAGACCTATCTGCATACAAAGAAATGCAGACATGGCTGGAAGAGTGTGTATACAATAAAGGCGAAACGGTTAATCATGATGTCACGGTTATTATTCTCAACAGCCACAACAACTCTTGCGGTAAGATTCGTTATAAAAATGCAATACCTACGCAGTTGGGGTCTGTTGAATTAACTTCTACATCGGGCGATGTTAACTATATTTCGTTTGATGTCACTTTTAGATTTACAGAATTTGAATTGATTTAAGGAGATATTATGGCACAGTTTAGTGCAAAAAATCAAGATTGGATGGGACAAGGAACAAGAAACGACATCCATGAAGTAGTGATGATTGCCGATAAAGACGGCAATATTCTAAACACATCTGGTGCGGCAAGTAACATACCAATCGCCGCAGGTGAAGTCTCTGGATACTCTCACATCAATAAGTTTGGTGCGACTAACGGTGATGTAACCGAAGGTACAGTATGGGACGGTAACGACGGCGATGTGGTTTATCCATACCCAGACGCTGGATTAGTTTCAGTTTCATCTTCCACAGAAGTGGGCGAGACTGTAGAAGTGCAGGGTCTTGATGCTGACTACAACCTACAGACTGAAGTGATTGCTATCGGCGGCACAGGCGCGTTGACTTTTTCTCGCGTATTCCGTGCCAAGATGTCTACCGCAACAAACGCGAGCGATGTTGAGATCAATCAAGGCGGCGAACTTGCTGCAAAGATTCTTGCTGGTCTCGGACAGACATTGATGGCGGTATATACAGTTCCTGCCGGAAAGACTGCATATATACTGGGTATTCACTTGGGTTCTGACAAGGCGTCTACCAACTCGCGTATGACATACCGATTATTTACACGCGACATTTTAAACGGTGGTGTGTTCCGAATCAAAGCAAATCTAAATGCTGCAGGCGGCCAAAGTCTGGATATTGAATATCCTGTACCATTAGTTGTGCCAGAAAAACACGACATTAAAATTGATGTTGTTGCTGGTCAGGCAACACAGGTGTCTGCTACTTTTGATATTATTTTGGTAGACAACGACTAAAATGTCCCTCGCAAAATACGAGATCAGGAACCGAAATGTTCTTGATCTTTTAGAAGAGTTCCGTTATACTTACCGCGAGCTCTATCAACCAGAGAAGACCAACCTTGTTTTGCGTTCAGATCAAGCGGGGATGGCTGATCATTATACGGGCGAAGATGAGATGCGTCGTATAATGAGTATGGGAGAACGACATCTGGGCGCTGCAGAAAACTCTGTTTGTCATCCTATCAAGGTCGAGTTTTATCGTGGAACGCATCCCGAAGAATATGCAAAGACATGGTCCCATCTTGACGGTAAGATGAAAACAGAACTTGGTTTAGAAACAAGTGCGTTGTCCACTCTCTATCCGCCAAACGGGTTTATCGGGTGGCATAATAACGCGAATGCTTCTGCCTTCAATCTGATCTTCACTTGGTCGGAGAAAGGTGATGGTTGGTTCAAGTATGTTGATCCAGAAACGCAAGCAGTTATTACAGTTCAGGACGAACAAGGGTGGCAGTTAAAGGCTGGATACTTTGGTTCATATGACACAGACCAAGTGGTGTATCATGCGGCGAGAACAAACTGTTATCGTATGACATTGAGTTACGTACTGGGACACAACAAAGATTATTGGCAAGATTGCATTGATTACATCACCAATATATGATATAATATACATTTTGTCAACACGAGTTTTTACATGATTAATATTGAAGGTATTTTGAAGGAGTGGGACGAAGACTCTCACATTCCGATTCACCAGTTAGATGAGACATCAAGGAGAACACCTAACTTACATGCGAAATATCTAGAGTACCTTACCATTAGTAAGTTGTCGTTACAGAGAGCAGAAACTTCGCAGAAGACTTTGCTCAAGGACAAGTGGCTATACTATAACGGTAAGATGGATCAGAAAGAGATCATGGAGAAAGGTTGGGAACCCGATCCATTTAATGGTCTTAAAATTCTGAAAGGGGAAATGGACTACTACTACGACGCTGATCCAGAGATACAGAAGTCAGTAGAGAGAATATCCATGTTAAAGATACAGATAGATACTTTAACGGATATATTAAATGTTTTAAAGTGGAGACATTCTACGATCAAGAATATGATCGATTATAGAAAGTTTGAATCTGGTGGATAACAAGATACGTATTCGGATGAAAGACTACTCCCATTTTATGGTAGAGGCTCATCCGGCACAAGAAAACGAACTGAGAGAGTACTTCTCTTTCTTCGTACCTGGCTACAAATATATGCCAGCGTATAAGTCTCGACACTGGGACGGTAAGGTTAAACTTTACAACATCGTGTCGAAACAAATGAACGTAGGGTTATACCAACATCTGCGCCGTTTTTGTGCGGACAGATTTTACCAGTTAGAGATACTTGAACATGAAACGTATGGAATTCCGTCGTTTAGAGAAGACATCGATCATCCTGCTTTGGTCGAGTTTTTATCTCTTCTTGATGCACCCTTCAAACCGAGAGACTATCAGTACAAAGCTATTTCACACGGCGTTGAGCACCGACGCTGTATTCTTCTTAGTCCTACTGGTAGCGGTAAATCATTTATCATATATAATCTTCTTCGGTACTGTTTTGAGGTCACTAATGAAAAAATTCTGGTAGTTGTACCGACTACCTCTCTTGTAGAACAAATGTACAAGGACTTCTCAGATTACGGATATGATGTGGATGAGTTCTGTCATCGTATCTACTCCGGTAAAGAAAAGAATACCGATAAGCGCATCATCATCTCTACATGGCAATCTATCTATAAGTTCGGCAAAGAATGGTTCGAACAGTTCGGGACTGTCTTTGGTGATGAAGTGCATCTATTTAAAGCAAAGTCTCTCACTACCATGATGGACAAATGCATCAACGCCAAATACAGATTTGGTCTCACTGGTACCCTTGACGGTACCGAAACAAACAAACTGGTCTTAGAAGGACTATTTGGTCCAACACTCACTGTTACCCGCACGGTGGAACTGCAAAAGTCAAAAGAACTGGCAGAGTTGGACATCTCAATCTTGTTGTTAAGATACCACAACGATATCTGTCACATGATGAAAGACAAAAGTTATCAAGAAGAACTTGATTACATTGTCACATATGAACCACGCAATAAGTTTATCAGCAAAATTGCGTTGGATCAAACAGGGAATACCCTAGTAATGTTTCAATTTGTAGAGAAACATGGAAAGGTATTATACGATATGATCAGAAAGTTGGCTGCTGAAGACCGTAAAGTATTTTACGTATCTGGGGAAGTGGACGCTACTGATCGCGAACAAATACGAGGAATCGTAGAAAAAGAAAATGACGCTATTATTGTCGCTTCTCTTGGCACTTTCAGCACTGGCATCAACATCCGCAACCTTCATAATATTATATTTGCGACACCGTCCAAATCTCAAGTCAAAGTCCTCCAATCAATTGGTCGTGGCCTTCGTCAGTCTGACAACGGTAGGAGTACTAGGCTTATTGATATCGCTGACGATCTCCATGTCAAATCTCATAAGAATTTTACCCTGAAGCATAGCGCTGAAAGAATCAAGATATATACTAAAGAAGGATTTGATTATAAGATCTATCCTATTGACCTTAAACCCATAAGAGTAGAAGAATATGGAGACGAACTCTTCGATTAAACATTTGAAATTAGTAACGGGTGAGGAACTTATTTGTGAGTTAATTAGTGAGATGAAAGAATCTTTCATAGTGCGTAATGCACTAAGTCTCACTGCCAAAACAATGAATGATGGATCTAAGTTTTTTGCTTTTAAAACATATATGGTGTATCAAGACTCACCGATGAATGTGATAATGATATTTACGGATAAAGTAATGTCTATTGCTGTCCCTACTGAAGAAATGATAACTCAGTATGGAAGCGCCTTAAAGGAAATGGCCGAATACATAGAAGAGAATGAGGACCAACAGTTAGAAGATGACTTTGGTGATTCTTTGTCTTTGGATGATTTCCTTGATGAAATGAATTTGAATTTGTCTGAAGACGGCATTGATTCGGACACCACAGGGATGACAATTAATTAGTATATTATCCTCCCTCGACAACAGAGATATTATACACTATAAAATGCGATCTGTCAAGTACATTGACAAACAGTGTAGATTATAGTATAATGTCACCTTAATTAATCGAGTTGTATATTATGAAACCAAAAGAAAAACCACATTACGTAAGTAATAGAGATTTCTCAAATGCAGTGGTGGAGTACTGCACTGAAGTCCGAGAAGCCAAGTCTAGTGAAAAATCTGTACCTGTTGTTCCGGATTATATCGCATCTTGTTTTCTTAAGATTGCAGAAGGTCTCTCTCACAAGGGGAACTTTGTGCGATACACTTATCGTGAAGAAATGGTTATGGACGCTGTTGAGAATATGCTCAAAGCGATTGAGAACTATAATATAGAGGCCGCAACTCGTAGTGGCAAACCAAATGCGTTCGCTTACTTTACGCAGATCTCGTGGTTCGCGTTTCTTCGTAGAATAGAGAAAGAGAAAAAACAACAGAACATCAAACTCAAGTATATTGCCGAAGCGGATGTTATGGACTTCTTGGCTGAATCACTTGAGGAAGATGGATATACAGCTCAACAAGCATCTCCTTTCATTGACTCTTTGCGTATGCGCATTGACGCAGTAAAGTCTGCAGATCATGAGTTCAAAGAGTATGTGAAGGAAGAAAAACAACGTCGCCGTCGTGCGGTAAATGTAGACTCAGACTTATCAGAATGGATGGAAGATTAACTTGACATGACTCCTATACTATAGTATAATGTGTGTCTAAATTAGTAAAAGTTTAATGCGGGAGTTCGTTATGGAGACAGTGAGTACCCCTTACTGTAGTAGGTGAAATCCCTACATCCCGCTCCAATTACTGAGAGTTTATGAAGATCGCTATATTGAATGACACCCACTGCGGGTGTCGCAATTCATCTGAAATTTTTATGGATTACCAAGAACGTTTCTACGTTGAGGTGTTCTTTCCTTATCTGCTTGAGAATAACATCTCGCAGATCCTTCACTTAGGTGACTATTACGATAATCGTAAGACGGTCAACCTCAAGGCGCTTAGTCACAATCGTAGAATCTTTTTAGACAAGCTGCGTGACTATAATATTCACATGGACATCATTCCCGGCAACCACGATGTGTATTACAAAAACACCAATGGTTTGAACTCCCTCAAAGAGTTGATGGGTCATTACATGAACGAGGTCGATATTCTTATGGACCCGATCGTTCGTGAGTACGACGGTGTTAAGTTTGGTCTTGTGCCTTGGATCTGTCCAGAGAATGAGAAAGAGGTAATGACTTTCTTGGACAACTGTGGCGCCGATGTGATCGGTGGCCACTTCGAGCTCGCAGGGTTTGAGATGGACAAGGGTCTGGTTTGTAAAGAGGGTATGGACCCCAAACCACTGCAGAAGTTTGAGACAGTTCTGTCCGGACACTTTCACACCAAGTCAAGCAAGGGTAATATACACTACCTAGGCGCGCAGATGGAGTTCTTCTGGAACGATGCGCACGACCCCAAGTATTTCCACATCTATGACACAGAAACGCGTGAACTGACGCCTGTGCAGAATGACGTGACTATCTTCCACAAGATCTATTATGATGAGGACACGGTTAAGTATTTCGAAGACTTATCATATCTTGACGGCAAGTTTGTTAAACTGATAGTGTCCAACCGATCCGACCTACAGAAGTTTGAACGATATGTAGAACGCATTCAACAACAGAAAGTTCATGAGTTGAAGATTGCCGAAGACTTCCGTGAGTTTCGTGGTGAAAATGTCTCAGACGAAGATTTAAGGGTTGACGACACGGAAACTTTAATCTATAATTACATACAAGAAGTCGAAACTGATTTAGACAAGGACCGCATTAAAAGTGTTGTGTCCGAATTGATGGTAGAGGCGCAGGCCGTAGAAATTGCATGATTAGATTTGAAACATTGCGTTGGAAGAACTTTCTTTCGACGGGTAACTATTTTAACGAAATTAATTTCCTTGACTGCTCGACCAATCTCATTGTCGGTGAGAACGGTGCGGGTAAGTCCACAATGCTAGACGCACTGTCGTTTGCGTTGTTCGGTAAGGCACATCGTAAGATTACTAAGAACCAGTTAATCAACACAATCAACAATAAAGATTGTTTGTCGGAAGTGACCTTTACTGTCAACGGTATTGGATACCGTATCGTGCGTGGTATTAAACCCGCGAAGTTTGAAATCTGGAAAGATGGTACTATGATCAACCAGAGTTCTCACTCACGAGAGTATCAAGAGATTCTTGAGAAGAACATCTTACAAATGTCTCACAAGAGTTTCCACCAAATTGTTGTTCTCGGCTCGTCGTCGTTTATCCCGTTCATGCAACTCAACTCAACCTCTCGGCGTGACGTGATAGAAGACCTTCTTGATATTAACATATTTTCTAAAATGAATGTGATACTCAAGGAGAAAACCTCTCTCCTCAAAGGCGAGCTCGAGAACAACAACCATTCTATAGAAGTTGTAAAGACCAAGATCAACGCACAGAAGAAATACATTCGTGATCTGACTGCTATCAATACGCAACAACGTAAAGAGAAAGAGTCAGAGATTCGGGGTCTTAATGACGATATCGCTACACTCAACGAAGCGACGGCAGAACTGTCAGAGACCGTCAATAATTTGTTACCTTCTGTGCAAGATGAACTGTGCAAAATCCGTACCAATAAACAAAAACTAGAAAAGTATCGTACACAGTTTGATACTCAGGTAAAATCTGTGGTTAAAGACGCAAAGTTCTTTGATCAACATGAACACTGCCCGACCTGTGATCAAGACATTGGTGATGAGTTGCGACAATCTAAAAAGTCCGCTGCGACTGATCGCGCCAAAGAACTCAAGGGTTTAATGTCAGAGGCTGATAAACAACTACTAGAGTACCAAGAAAACATTGAGAGACTAGAGTCTGAGATGTCGGAATTAGCCCACAAGCAGAATGTTATGAATAACAATATGCAACTGGTTTCACGATTGACTCAAAATGTCCAAAAGATTCAGTCTGACCTTTCTCAGATGTCTAACAGTGATGGAGACATGGGACAAGCAAACGCAGACCTTACTGAACTAGATTCTGAGTTGCACGATCTCACAGACAACAAATTTAAACTGACCGAGCGTTCATCTTATAACCGCATTGCCAGTGAGCTGTTGCGTGATACGGGTATTAAGACTAAAATCATTCGTCAGTATATTCCGGTCATCAACGAACTGACTAACAAGTACTTGCAAATCCTAGACTTCTTTGTTCACTTTGAGTTGGATGATAGTTTCACTGAGACTATCCGGTCTCGTTACCGCGACACCTTCTCTTACGATTCTTTCTCAGAAGGGGAGAAGCAACGTATTGACCTATCTCTTTTGTTCACTTGGCGACAGATTGCCAAGATGAAAAATTCTGTGTCGACTAACCTGTTGATCCTTGATGAGACTTTTGATTCGTCTCTCGATGGGGAGGGTGTCGACAACCTTATGAAGATTATTGACACATTAAAAGAAGACACCAATGTGTTTGTAATCTCACACAAGACTGAGCTTGAAGATGCCCACTTCGAACGAAAGTTGTCGTTCGTAAAGGATAAAAATTTCAGTCGTATGAGAGAGACCACTTGACAAGTGGGTATAGAATGTTATATAATGTGCAACATATCAACTGAGGAAACATCTAATGGAACTATCTAGTCGCACGGTCGAGATCTTGCGAAACTTCTCGACTATCAATCCAAACATTGTTGTCAATGGCGGAAACGTCTTGAAGACCATGTCTATCGCAAAGAACATCGTATCTCGCGCTGAGATCGAAGAGGACTTTCCAAACACATTTGGTATCTATGATTTGTCTGAGTTCTTGTCTGTGTTGTCTCTGGTAGACAATCCATCAATTACTTTTGGCGAACACTTCTGTACCGTTTCGGACGGCAGTGGTTTGTCATCTGTCAAATACTTCTACTCTGACCCTGAGATGCTTTCTGCTCCTAAGAAAGACATCGTCATGCCTGAGTGTGAAGTCAAATTTTTACTTACTAACGAAACCCTAAGTAAGATCAAACGTGCATCGTCTGCGCTCGGCTACGACAACATCTCAATCCGTCCTAACGGAAATTCTATCGAAGTTGCTGTAGTTGATACAGAAGATTCTACTTCTAACTCGTATTCTATTTTGGTTGAAGGTCAGTTCCCTGTGGATGAAAACTTTAACTTTGTTATGGGTGTTAACAACATGAAGTTGATGGGTGAAGACTATGAGGTATCTATCTCAACTAAGTTGATCTCACACTTCCGTTCAATTAATTCTAACACGCAATACTTCATTGCACTTGAAAAGTCATCAACTTACGGAGCTTAAAATGACTGAAGAACAAACAACATTTAATGACCTATCAAACCGCGTAGCACGTTCTTGTGTTGCGGTTGTGGACACCGTAGTGACGCGTGGCGGTTTCAAGGGTGAAGAACTTACTACCATTGGCCAACTACGTGATCAAGCGATTCAGGTTGTTGCCCTTTATGAAACTCTTGCGCAGCAACAGGCAGAAACTGAAGAGTAACTAGTTTGGGTTCGTGGGTTTACCTTTACCCGCGAATGATCTGTTTATAATGTTTACATTACCCGCGAACCCTTTTTTATGAAACTATATGATCCCCTAATTGCAAAAGAAACCTCAATTCACGTTGCACTTGGAACGGTCATTAACTACCCGCTTAACATCTTCTACACATGGTTAGCGGTTGTTAAGTGGGGTATTACGGATCCTTTAACTCTGTCTACAATTCTTACTGTTGGAATATCGTTTGTGGCATTCACTCGCATATACATAGTAAGGTCCCTTACTGAAAGACGTAAGGAAAAAATGAAACAGAATATGCCGCTATAGCTCAGCAGGTAGAGCAACTGATTTGTAATCAGTAGGTCCCGCGTTCGATTCGTGGTGGCGGCACCACCTTCGGAGATTCCGTGAAACTATCCGCAAGAATATCAGATTCTTTTGCAAGGTCTATGACTTCGTTTTTTAGATTCTTTGCAGACACCTTCTTTGGCCAGAACTACGGCAAACGCGCACTTATTTTAGAAACAGTTGCGGGCGTTCCTGGCATGGTCGGAGGAATGCTCACGCACCTATACAGTCTGCGTAAAATGCAAAAGGGTAATGGCACAAAGATCCAAGAACTTCTCGACGAAGCGACCAACGAAAGAAAACACTTGATGTTTTTTATGGAGATTGTACATCCTTCTTTTTTTGAGCGCGTCTTGGTTATTTTTGTACAACTTGTCTTTTGGCATTACTACTTGGTGATGTATATGTTTTTCCCTCGTACGGCACATCGTATGACTGGATATTTCGAAGAAGAAGCCGTGCAGAGTTATACAAACTATTTGTATCTGATTGAGTCTGGGGAGATTGAAGATGTTCCCGCACCACAGATTGCCATAGATTATTACATAGATTTACAGGAGGGTGCAATGCTCTCTGATATGATTGTGTGCGTCCGTCGTGATGAGATGCACCACGCAAAGGTAAACCACGCCTATGCTGACGATAGTTAATATTAATTATTTTTATCGTTTTTAACGATGGTATTTGTGATTTTTATTTGATAAATATTATTACGGACTATTTACACACCAGCGATATTGGTGTATAATATCCTGATTGATTACTACTATATTATGAGGTTCGAATGAGCAATGAGTTTCTATGGGTTGAAAAATATCGTCCGCGCAAAGTCTCGGAGACGATTCTAGAAAAAGAACTAAAGACTACTTTTCAAAACATCGTTGATGGCGGCGAACTGCCTAACATGATGTTTTCCGGTACTGCTGGTACTGGTAAGACTACAGTCGCTCGTGCGATGTGCGAGGAACTGGAGTTAGATTACATCGTAATCAACGGATCAGAAGAAGGCAACATTGATACACTACGAGGAAAGATCAAGCAGTTCGCCTCTTCTGTTTCGTTGTCCGGTGGTTATAAAGTAGTTATTCTAGACGAAGCAGATTACCTCAACCCACAATCCACACAGCCAGCACTGCGTGGATTTATTGAAGAGTTCTCGAATAACTGTCGGTTTATTATGACCTGTAACTTCGAGAACCGTATTATTGAACCACTGCATTCCCGTTGTACTAAGATTGCGTTCAACACGACCAAGAAAGGTCTACAGTCCTTATCGGCGGAGTTTATGTCCCGTGCGATGCACATTCTTCAGACTGAAGGTGTCGAATTTCATAAGGACATGTTGGCGCAAGTCATCATGAAACACGCGCCTGACTGGCGTCGAGTTCTTAACGAGTTGCAGAAAGGGTCTATTTCGGGATCACTCAATGTGGCACCGATGACGGGGCAAGATGTCTCAGATCCGTACACTCAGTTGTTTACAGCTATACGAGATAAAAACTTTAAGAAGATGCGATCGTGGGTTGTCAACAATATTGATGTTGAACCCGCATCTATTTTCCGTGGCATTTATGATCGTATGTATGATCATGTTGACCCAAACAGTATTCCGCAACTTGTCCTCATTCTTGCTGACTATCAGTACAAGAACGCATTTGTTGCTGACCACGAACTAAACCTAGTCGCCTGTCTCACTGAGTGTATGGCGAATGTAGAGATTAAAAGTTAATGTATACGACAAGATTATATGAAATGTCTCCAGCAGACAATGTGTTGTATTTTCCGAACAATATCGACGTTAGGATGTGTCCAAAGAATGGAATGTCAACTCTTAAAGAACTCCACAGAATAAATCGCGGAGTGGATGAATATATCGGTCGTGTTGAAAGACTAAACAAGGTACGGAAATTTGGTGATCAGTTTGATATCCCTTTTCGGCCGGGTAGTTATCGTATTGCGGTTAAACGAGACCCTGTAGATCGTTTCAAGTCAGCTTGTGAATATATTGTTGCCAATCATGCTAGGTACATAAAAGAAGGTCGTGGTGATGAGTTACCCACATTAGATCAAGAGTTAGACCAAGTTTTAGATAATATTGAAAGAGGGAATCTTAAGAACAACCACTTTTATACTCAAACTTGGTATCTAGGTGATCCTAAACAATATGACATGGTTATACATATTGACGAACTGCATCAACTTATGATATTCTTAAACGAGGCGTCTGAGTTGGGTTTGTCAGAAAGACAGATTAACATTCACGACAATAAAACGCTGTTGAAAATGTACGGAGATGCGTTGACTAATATGCAGAGACATCGTATCAAAAAGTTTTATCGTAAAGATTATGAGAACGGGTGGTGTAAAGTTGAAGACAAAATCTAATCTGGGCCCATTTGAGTTTATAAACAGTATTAATAACACTAAAGTCAATCTCATGGAGCAAGACGAAGAGGTTGAGACTAAATATAACTCGTTTCTTACAAATAGGTCATTGTCATATTTTCCGGACACTGTACTTATGTCCAATGAAATGAACCGTTTGCATCATCTAGATAACAAGATGCAATACGATTTTCTTATAAATATTGTACGTAAGAAGAAACGATTCTCTAAATGGGATAAACCTGAACAACGAGACGACATAGAATGTGTGAAACGTTATTTTGGCTACAGTGAAACTAAAGCAAAACAGGTGGTAGGTCTTTTGTCAGAATCACAAATAACAACAATTAAAAGTAAGGTGTCCATAGGTGGAAGAGAATAATCTAGTTCAATGGAACGCTGACATGATGTTGGAAATCACGTTAGCGGAACCAGATGACTTTTTAAAAGTCAGAGAAACCCTAACACGAATAGGTGTTGCTTCTCGTAGAGACAATACTCTATTCCAATCATGCCATATCTTGCACAAGCAGGGTAGGTATTTCATCGTCCATTTTAAGGAGTTGTTCTTGTTGGACGGCAAGAAATCAAATCTCGAAGTTTCAGACATGGAACGTCGTAACACAATCGCAACACTTCTCCAAGACTGGGGCCTCGTTGCAATCGTTAATAAAGAAGTCGCACTTGACTGTGCGCCAATGAGACAGATTAAGATTATCTCATACAAAGACAAGTCCAACTGGAACTTGCAACCGAAGTATAATATTGGAAACAACTGATAATGTCAGAATATTATGGTATTTTTGACGATCGTGATGAGAACATTCGGACCAAAACACCATTCGTAGGAAGCTTGCCGTTTAACATGGAAGAGACCTACAATTGGAATGAGTACATGCAGATGATGGACTCACATCCGGATGATCTCTACGATCGAAACTCAGACAAAATGCGTATCGGATTAAATTCGTTTCACAGTCGCGGTAGTGCACCGGGCTTTGCGAAGAAGATCTACGAAGAGATGCAAGATGTCTTTACACTACACGCCCAGAAGATCACGAACATTGCGTTCAGTGGCTTTGGACGTGATAGTGGTTCTTATCCATGGCACAAAGATTCTATGGATGTGTTCTTAGTTCAGGTTATTAGTACTGTCGGTCTTAAGGTAGAAGGCATAAACAATAATGAACCGTTCGACTTTGAGCCAGGAATGTACGTGTACTTGCCTAGAGGAACTCACCATCAAGTGTTTCCTAAAGTCTCACGTGTATCATTTTCGTTTGGAGTAGAAGGTAGTCCAGATCCGTCAATGTATTACTAAGGACTTAATATGTCAGATAACAAAAGCAATATTGTTTCGTTCTCTGAAGTAGCTAAGAAGAAACTGGAAAAGCAGAAAGAATTAGAATTTTATTACAGACACTTGGACATGTGCTTGCAGAAACAAGCGTTCATAGAAATGGACATCAAGGTCACAAAAGAAATCATCGACATGATCGAAAATGAGACGGTTGTGTTGGTTGATGATTCTGTCCCTATTATAGAGATAGATGATGAAGATTATGACCTAGACGAGTGATATATTTACGTAAAAAAAAGTCATTTTAGTCTACATTAGTCATATATATACTTACGACCTGCCGCATAAGCGGGGGTTATTTAAAAACTTGCTTAAAATTAAGGAGTCACAACATGACATTAACAGCAAAACAACTGTTCCCACGTTCAGCATTCGTCGGATTCGATACTATGATCGACGAATTGGATAGAGTCGCACGACACTCGGGTGATACGTTCCCCCCGCATAATATTCTAAAGACGGGAGAGGATCAATACCTAATCGAGTTAGCAGTCGCCGGTTTCACGGAAGACGAACTCGAGATCGAAGTAAAGAACCGTACACTTAGCATTCGAGGGTCTGTAGACGACACTAGAGAGTATATTCATAAAGGCAT